CAGCAACTAATCTTTTAACAACTGGTGGCAAAATTGCTTTCATGTGTTTTGAAGATGGTGTATGGACAATTGCAACTGAATTCACTGGTGCAGCAGCAGCTGTTACTGGTGCGTTTGCATTTGCAGCGTAACAATTAATTAGTGGCTCCTTCGGGAGCCACAACTAAGGAGAACACCATGGCAGCAAAAGCTGATATACAAGCAACGATAATTTCTGCAACTACAACTAATGCAATTATTGCACAACCTGTTAGATTGAAGGGAATTATTTTATCGGGCTTAGCTACGTCTGGCACAGTTCAATTAAAAACTACAAGTGCTACTGGAACTACATTATTTGAAGCAGATGTTCCTGCAGGAGATATTACATCTTTAAATTTACCTGAAGATGGAATTTTATTTCCTTATGGAGTTTATGTTTCAACATTTACTGTAGCGAAAGCAACATTGTTAACTGATAAGTACTCAGGACCTAATTTAACTGGTCAGAATGGCTAACAAATGAATGGTATGAATAGAGCAATACCAGGTTTTAAAAGAGGGGCTGATGTTCAGCCCCCTAAAACCAAAAAGTATTTTAGAAAAACTGAATCTGGTGCAGGTATGACTAAAGCAGGTGTTGCAAGATACCGAAGAGAAAATCCAGGATCAAAATTAAAAACTGCCGTAACAGGCAAAGTTAAACCAGGATCAAAAGCTGCAAAAAGACGTAAGTCTTTTTGTGCAAGATCAGCAGGACAAATGAAACAATTTCCTAAAGCTGCTGCAGATCCTAATTCAAGATTAAGACAGGCTAGAAGAAGATGGAAATGCTAGATGTCTTATTTAAATGCTAATATACCACCAATTTATTGTAAGATAAGGAAGGAGTATCTTTATGATCTTAAAGAACATCAAGGAGAAAGCGAAGAATGCGTTATCTTTGGTATCACAAGTATATCAGGACGTGCAATCTTATTTAACATCATGCTACCTAATGGTGCGTGCTTTTGGCGTTTGCCTATCTCAGCGTTTTTCCAAAAATCGTATGATAGAGCCGATGTGCCGAATATGCAGACGCACGAATTGGAATTGTGGAACTGTTTTAGTTATTGGCCTAGCGTTCATTGCTTTGATTGGTTGGATGGTATAAAAGGAAAATTTTTAGGATTAGATAAAAAGTTTTATCATGGAAAATATTTATTCACAATTGATTGGGCACATCCAGACACTAACATCTTGGATGTTGAGCATTCTGAAATACCTCAAGAACATAAGTGTGCACATATATTGGAGCTTGATAACGGTAATTATGCAGCTCAGCCTAATAATCGCATTCTGTGGCATGTTAATTCATACACTACTGATAACAGCTGGCCTGACTATAGAGTCCAAACTACTTATTGGGATGCGGAAGATAACGATATGGTTACAGAAGATAGCGATAAAATGTTCTATGAAATGGAAAAGAAATGATAGATAAATTTATATATAAATTTTTTGCTGCTATTGACGAAGGCTTTGCTTGGGTGGATAATAGTGTTGTTACAATTTCAATAAAGTGGAGGAAAATAAAGATGTGGAAATTTATTAAAAAGCTTTGGAAAAAATATGTTAACTGGTTATGGAGCTAAGCATGAAAAATTGTAAACAATGTGAAAAAGAGTTTCAACCAAAAGATGAACTAGATCAATTCTGTAGTCAGGATTGTAAAGAGGAGGCCTTAGCTGAATTAGATTCTGGTTCAGATGAGTGCCTTTCATGTCAATAAAGAAACCACTCACTATCTCTGAGGAGGCTTCCGTGCAGATGCCTATGAAGACGGTTGCTAGTTTGATCGGGCTTGTCGCAATTGGGACGTGGGCTTATTTTGGTTTGATTGAAACGCAAAACCAACATCATACTCGATTACAATTAATGGAGGCAGATGTTAAAGATAACACAGAGTTTAGAATTAAATGGCCAAGAGGTTTAATGGGTTCATTGCCAGCTGATTCTGAGCAGTTTATGCTTATCGAAGATTTGTATAAACAAGTAGAAAAAATGCAACAAACACAAGAAATGAATATGACTAATAAAGTTAATATAGAATTCTTAATGAAGCAATTAGATAAGGCTCAAAAAGATATAGAAAAATTAAAAGACAAACAACGGGAATTTGCTAATGGAAACGGTCATTAGTAGTGTTGTTGCTCTCTGTATGTTTATAGCAGGAGAGCTCAAAGAACATAGAATAAAACAATCCATGTCAGATTGTTTGAAGGGAAAACGCCTTGCGGAACGTGATGTAAATGTTAATATTCAGTACATGTGCGGGACTGTAGATGCAGAGCTTGAAAAAAATATAGATGGAAGTATAAGTATAAAAAGAATTATAAAACCAAAATAATGAACCTCTTACCAAAAACTTTAGAAATAAGTAATTGGTTAAATGAAGATTTACATAAATTTTTAGAACACACTTATTTGTATAATACTCCTCATTTTTTTGGAGAACTTTCTGCTAATAATAAAAGACATTACTATTGCAATTTAAACCAAGACAGTTTAACTCAATATCTAGCTTACAAAATTCAAAAAACATTAGATAAAGAAATGAACTTTAACAGAATTTATATTAATGTGCAGCATCCAAATATGGATGGAGAATTTCACACTGATGGTGATAGTAATTTAACATCTTTATATATGGTTACTGGTGAAGGTGATTTTGAAATAAAAAACGAAGGTAGATATAAATTTGAAAAAAATAAAATAATTTTTTTTGATGCAAAAAAAGAACATAGAGGCTTAGCACCTTCTAAGGGAATTAGAATTACTCTGGCTTTTAAAGGAGTTTATAAATAGTGAAAATAGCTGAATAATGTACTTTCAAAATAATGAATTTATTGAAACAGATAAATTTCAATACTTGTTAATTCATAAAAACGGATCTTCAAGTGTTCGTGAAATTATTGAAAATGATAAATCTACACGAAGTTCAGTTCAGTGTCCCCATAAAGTAAGATGGACAGTTATTAGAGACCCTTATGAAAGATTTATATCTGGTTTAAATTACGATTTAAAGAGAAATAAAATTCAATTAAATGAAATAAATATTTATGAATTAATTAATGATACTGTTAATTTAAATACTAGGATGAATACAGATATAAACCATTGTATTTCTCAAGCATCGTATTTAATGAATGCTAACATTCACTGGTATGTCGATATAAAAGATTTAAATGTTTTTTTAAAGATGCATTTTAATGAATTTAGGGTGTCAAATAAAAATGAAGATAAAATAGAATTAAATTTAAATAAAGAAGAAGTAATGAAGTATTTAAATTTTGATTATTACGTGTATAATCTAATTAAAAATTCACAAAATTTGTGGAAATGGAATTTAGGTAAAATATTTTAATGAAACTTTCTCGTAACTTTACCCTTCAAGAATTAATTAAATCGGATACTGCGATCCGTTTAAATATCGATAACAATCCTAACGGTGATCAGATTGATAAGTTAAAACAACTATGTGAAAATGTTTTGCAGCCAGTACGTGATCAATTTGGTAGAGTAAAGGTTACTAGCGGATTTCGTAGTGTAGAATTATGCCGAGCTATTGGTAGCTCAGAAAATTCACAGCATGCCAAAGCTGAAGCCGCTGATTTCGAATGTATTGGTGTAGACAATGCAGAACTAGCAGATTGGATACATAAATATTTAGAAACAGATCAACTAATTTTGGAGTTCTATACTCCTGGTGAGCCAAACAGTGGATGGATTCATGCAAGTTGGATACCCTACCAACCCAGAAGACAATTCTTGCACGCTTACAGAGAAGATAAAAAAGTAAAATATAAACCGATTATTGGTCGAGCAGTAGATTTAGTATGAAGATAAATTTATTTGAAGAAAGTATTTTTATTGGAAACATAGATGCAGCAAAAATAAATTTAAAAACAAAAGATTTTTTTAAAACATGGGATTCTGAAACTTCAAGTTCTTATGCTTCCTTTAATGAATTAGATGAAGAATCAGTTAAATATTTACTTGAAATAATAGCTAAACTTTTAAAAGAAAAAATAGAACAAGGTTTTAAATTAGATTTAATTAAGATTTGGCAAAATAATTATTTACAAAATGATTTTCAAGAAAAACACACACATCCTCATTCACATTTTTCTTTTGTAATTTATAAAAAAACAAAAGAATCTAAAACAGTTTTTTTTAATCCAGCAGAACATTTAATACAATCTTTTTATGATATAAATTTTTTAGAAAATACTAATTTTTTTCAATTAAAATTTGAACCTAAATGCAGAGAAAATCAAATTGTTGTTTTTCCAAGTTATTTAGAACATATGGTAAAAAAACATGATGACAGCACCACTATTTCTGGTAATCTAAAATTAGAAATTATTTAAAAAGGATAAATATGCCAATAGGAAGATCACAAATACCACAACAAATAGAAGGAAAACTTCGAGGTGCCAGAGGTGAAAAAAAGAAAAGATTACAAGTTAAAAAGAAACCCAGCAGCAAAAAACCTAAGGTCTTCAAAGTTTAGATTAAAAGTGGTACAATCAGATAAGTTGTACAACCGCAAAAAGGAGAAGCTTTACACTCTCAAAGCGGCCGCTAAAAAGGAGATATAAATGGCTACATCAGGAACTACTAGTTTTAACCTGAATATAGATGAAGTTATTGATGAAGGTTATGAAAGATGTGGTCTTAGTACCACTTCTGGTTATGACATGCGTTCAGCTAGAAGGAGTTTAGATTTATTATTTGCTGAATGGGGTAACAGAGGTATTCATCTTTGGAAAACAGAATTAAATGAAATACCTTTAGTTGCAGGACAAGCTGAATATACAGTTGATACTGATGTTAATGATGTGCTTGAGGCTTATGTATCTTCAACTGCTGCAGCATCTAATGATGCAAATACACAGGACGTTTCAATTACTAAAATAGACAGATCAGCATATGCTGCATTACCAAATAAATTAGCTACAGGACAACCATCACAATATTATGTTGATAGACAAACAACACCTAAAATATATTTATATCAAGCGCCAGATTTGAATACTTACAACACACTTAAATTTTATGTAATTAAAAGAATTGAAGATGCAGGGGCATACACAAATGATGCAGATGTTGCATACAGATTTTTACCATGTATGTGTGCAGGATTAGCTTATTACATATCTATGAAAAAAGCACCACAGCTTGTGCAACAAAATAAATTAATTTATGAGGATGAATTGAAAAGAGCGTTAGATGAAGATGGTCAAAGAGCATCGACATTTATTACTCCACAATCTTTTTATCCTAATGGAGTTTAATTATGCCAAAATGGGCTACAGGTAAAACATCACAAGCTATCTCCGATAGATCAGGTATGGCGTTTCCATACAATGAGATGGTTAAAGAATGGAATGGATCATTAGTTCATTACTCTGAGTTTGAACCTAAACATCCACAAATTAGAAGAAAACGTATTGTAGCTGATGCAATCGCATTACAAAATACAAGACCACAAAGATTTCAACAACCTACAGACAGAAATGGTGTTGAAGCAGATTCAGGTGGAGCATCCGTTGGTGTTGCTAATTTAACACTTCCTGGAGATTTTGCTTTTATTAACAAAGGTACATCTGAAATGATTCC